CCGCCTGTGTTATCCCCATAGCCTAGTTGAAGCTTGTTATTAAAAAGATCGACTACCCATCCGCCAGTATTGTTCCCATTGCCCCATAGCTTATTGCGGTACGTAAAACCAATTGACTGAGTAGCGTCATCCGGTACTTGCACATCAACCGTCAGTGTGAAATTAAACCATATGCTCGCGAAATCCATCCTTGAGCGTACGTCCGCGCCACTATTCGTGCTGATCTTTAACCGCTTATAGCTTGTGCCATGGAACGGAGTACTACTCCCATAAAGCGTCTGACTAGCAATAGAGGCATCATCCCAATTGCGATGAACATTGGCAAGCACAATTTGATTCGTAATAGTGACTCCACCCTGATTGGTTCCCAGGTTTGTCCATTCTGCCGTGGTGTCAGCCTGATTGAATGAATCGTGTTTTGTAGCTGAGTAGGACGGCGTGAAATTAGCCGCTAAGCTGGACACAGCAGGGGTTACAGTGGGGTCATCACCTGTTATGGTGAGTACTTGCCGTGTGGTTAGTGATATGCCACTTAACGAGGCTCCTGCAATCAATCCGGCTATGGCCGTTCTGTCAGTTACAGGTTGCCACGTTGCACCGCCGTCAAAGCTGGTATCGACTTCTACGCTTGTTCCTGTTGGCACGGTTTCTGAGATCGCAGCCACGCCAGTATTGGCTATTCCGACAGACGTCAGGCTTGTTGCGTTACTGATGCGTATTCCTGGCGTGTCGTAGACCAACGGCGTACTGACTGAGATGTTACTATAGCCCAGGTCAAAAGCCCGCTTACTCGTGTTGAGCACGCCATTGTTGGCATAGATTGTAAGCGGTGTGGAAACGCCATTGACAATCTGGCAATCGAAGAAATACGCCGCGTAGTGCCCGCCAGCATCACCCTCAAACGCAATGGTAATAGTAGCAATAGTTTTTCCGGCCATGGGTGTAAGGTCAATGTAGCGGTAATACCACTGATCATCGGCAAATCCTTTGAGATCCGTTTTCGGGTGAGTATCAATGTCGTTCTGATCACGAACATGATGTCCGCTGACAACAAAATCTCTGAGTGTCGAACCATCGGTGCAGATGAAATCCATAGCCGCCCGGATCTCCGGGCAGTTTTTGTTGATCCACACTTTGTAGGTCAGCGCATCACTGCTCGCAATGACATAGGAGCCTGCCCAGATCTGCCAATAGAGATACGCGTTACTTCCCTGGTTGCCATTATTATCCCCGCTGAGCGCAATCCCATTGCGGCTTTTAAGCACAAGCTGATTATTCGCTGCAACGACACTATTGAGCGTGCCAGTGCCCCAACCAGCTGTCGTGTTTGTGACAGTAGTAAGGGGTGAGCCCGCTAGCGATAATTCCAGGTCTCCGTCTCCGACATTGTTTGTTGCACTTGTACCGCTTAACGTCCCAGTTGCAAATTGCGTTTGTTTGGTATCTCTACGATATGCATAGTTCGCTAGCACGCCTTCAGCGGCCAGATAGTTCGCATGCATGTCAACCACAATATCACCGGCCAGCATACCAGCGTAATCGTACGTTGGCCGGCGCTTCAAAGCTTTCTCGCGGTAATCCATACATTTGATGGAAATCTTATTCCCTGGCTGTGGATAATAATTTTGTTCATCGGGTTGGTCAATATAGCCCGCGAAAATCAGTCCTTTGATAGTATCAGTCACCGTGACCGGCATACGATTGGTATAGTGATGTAAGCCTGATAGGTCCACAACTGTAAAAGAAAGGTCAGCAGACATGTCCAGGTATTTTATGATTTTGAAATTCGTATGATTGATTGACGTACTTGCAATCTGGATATCTAAAGCCATTACCGCCTATTCCTCCCCCGCCTTCGCATGGTGCTTGTGGCTTCTGTCATAATTAAATGGGTAACGTCATCCATCCCAAGATGCACATGCACTTCATTGATAATATCCCCGCCACTACCGCCTCCGAGCATGTTCATCGAGTCGGAATGCGGCCAGATCTGAACGCCGCCCGGTACGGCCATACCTAGCTCTGGCCCTTGCTCGTTGAACATGAACGGTTGGCCGATAGCAGCAAAGCCGCCTGATGCATAACCACGAGCATGTCCACCTCCGCCCGAAACAGAGATCGTTGGGGAGGGCAGGTCATCTAACTGGCTCTTCAGATACATGACACTGCCTATAGCAGCATCCACTGAACGTGTGCCAATGCTCAGCGCTACTGGATTGTGCAGATCGTCGATATGCGATTTCAGATCAATTACTTTCTGGCGTGCCGTTGCTACCTGTGGAGTGAGCACACCAATACTTTCCGGCCCTTTGAGGTCATCAATATGAGATTTGAGGTCGATGATCTTCTGACGGGCGGCTATCACCTGGGGTGTCAGTATCTTCAATTCGTACGGAGGCTTGGCAAGATCATCTGCGTGAGCTTTCAGTACCTGTACTTGTACATCGGCCTTGGTCACATCAAGTGGATCGAGCATATTCCCCAGAATACGGTTGTGCTTCGAAGCCCAATCTCCAAGTCCCTCCATATCTTTCCAGGCATGATTGATTTGATCGTCTAATTCTTTTGCTTCCTGCTTGGCCTTCGCCAGATCGTCAGCAGGATTGTGGTGCGTCACCCAGTTGGGTTGGGGCGCCACGTGCGAGGGCGTGTTAAAGGTGTTTTTAACCCAATCGGCTATCAGAAATTCACCTAACGCTACACCGCCGATGAGGGAAAGCGTACTCAACAGACCGCCAGCAACACCAGCAGCTCCAGCCAGCGCACCTTTCATGCCGACACCAGCTGCAGCAACTTTCCCCTCCGCTGTCTCTGCGCTCACCCCTATCCCGGCAAGACTCTCTTTTGACCATAACGAACCCTGAATAACATCACCGGCCATGGTCGTTTTGGCTGTCGTCCCAACCGCTATCTCTGCAATTTCCGCATCTTTTGCCGCCGACGCAACCCCACCAAATCCTTTAGCGCCCTGGAGATCAAAAAGCTCACCAGAGACAAGCTTATCAATGGCCTTGGCAACAGTGTTCTTGACAGTATCGGCCATCTGAAGGAGGTCCCCGACGAATGCCTTGACTTTCATCCCAGCGAGCACTACCCCAACACCAACGAGCGCTTCTTTCAGCGCATCGGTAGCTGGTTTGTTCTTTGAGAGCCAGTTAAACACATTGGATATATCTTGAATGAATGGTCCAAGAATGTCTGCTACTGTTGATACCCCATCTCCCAACAGATGCAAACCGTCTGTGAGTATTCCACTTTTGTCAATCCAGCCTGAAAAGTTCTTGATCAGATCCAGCATTGGAGGAAGGAGTTTTCCAACAGCACCGCCCACTTTCCCTATAGCTTGTTCTACGGCTGGCAGCGTATCTTTGATGGTCTGAAAAACTGATTGGAATGCTCCACTTTTCTTAATCATATCGAACAGAGCACCTGTAAAATCCTCAACGCCACGTACCAGCGGCCCTACTTCACCAGCTACATCTTTCAGGGCAGGGGTTCCCTCTTTCGTAAACCAATCACTGAAATTTTTCAGGATCGGCAACCCATCTTTCTCAACCACGCCAAGAAACTCGGTCACAATGGGCATCAGATCATCACCAAGCGTTTGCTTGAAATCAGCCACGTACTGACCGGCAATCACCATCTGCCCGCCAAATGTTTTTCCGGCCGCCTCTGCAGCTCCACCAAATTCACGTTGTAGTTCTTTCAGAATAACTCCCTGCGCACGCGCAATCTGGTTCGTGTCCATGAAGTTCTTGATTTGATCTTTTTGCGTCTGATTGAACGTCACACCCACGCGTTGCAAGGCAGTTATTCCGGTACGGGGATCATTTAAAGCCTTACCAGCTTCGATAGCAGTAGACTTCAAATCTTGTCCAAGCGCCTGGGACATGTCAAGGATGGTTCTTGTCGCTTCAGGAAATACATTTTTGCTGATGTTGGTAAAGGTCAGCAGCATGTTTTCACCGGACTGAACTGTGTCGTCACTGAACTTGGTGAGGTGAGAAAGATTACCTGCAAGGTCAGCAACGCTTTGCGCTGTTTCGCCTGATGCATCATGCGTGGACTTCAGGACAGCATTGGTTAAGGCCATTCCTGCCTGGGCATCCATGCTTTCCTGAAAGACACCACCAAGTTGATCTTTGAGGAAACCGACCGCCTCACCGGCGACGTTGAAGACAGCCATGCCAGTGGCGAAAGACGTGGCATTCTTGAGCAGGTCTTTAAATCCGCCGCCGGTCTCTTTCGCGGATCTATCGACTTCCCCTAGCTTTCGCTTTGCCTGTTCAGCGCCCCTATCCAGATCAGATAGATCTGCTTTAAACTCAACCAGAAGGGCCCCAAGTTCATCTCCGCCCATGTTGCTCTATCGTCCTCTCGGCTTGCGTTCCGCGTCTTTCTGTGCTTGCTTCAACTTCTCAGCTTTGACACGGTAGTAGACCATGCGTGTCATTAGCTCGTCGCTTGGGAACCGTCTGAGGAAGTCACTGATTGGTCCGATCCAGCCGAGTCTGTCTGCGAGGTCGTAGATGAAGAACCATTCTGGGTCGGACTCGAGCCGTTTTTTGCGTCGTCCGCCGCTTTCTTGCTAAAGCCGGCAAACCTGAGCACATCAATGCCCAGCTGGTTCCATGGTTCTTCATCGATACCAAGAATACCGGCGAGGTCCGCGGGATCGCCAATCATCGGCATGGCCTGATCAAACACCGGTTGATTATCCTCACGCCCATAGAGACACGCGATAATCGCAAGTCCGGCAAGCCTGGCAGAGTCCCGCTCCATAATAGGTTTGCCTTCAGCATCAACACCTACCTGTACATTGGATTTCTCACGGATTTCAACGCTTTGTTTACCATCGATGCCAACCAGCTTGAATTGTCCATCAAGGCTCACACCAGATTTGGTCACCAGGTAAGGCGTCGGTAAATCTTGCTCTTTGGGCTTGAAATCAGCGCCCAACAACAAGTCGCGTAGCTCAGTACTTTTCATATGTTCTGTCAAGTCCTTTCTTATTTATGAGGGGATAAAGAACACTTGTCCATTGAAGTCAAAATCAAGATCGTCGGTAATTATAGCCGTGGTCATTATCTTGATATCCTGATTTTTGAGGATCACATAGCCTTGAAACCGCTGATTCGCATTCACACCGGTATACAGCGCAAAGATCAGCGTATCCCCTGCTGAGAGATGCCCAAACATCGTATTGTCGATCCACCAATGCAAAAGTTTGGCATTGCCGCCATTCACACCGGGAATATACGTTTTCCACTGCGATGGTGGATTGGTCATCGCTGTTGAGTCCAGAGCGGTCCCCAGCAAATTGCCGTTCCACTCTTTGCAGAAACCAAAAAACACAGAGTTGAAGTAATTCCCAGCAGTAATTTGCACAGCGGGGGTACCCAGGAGAACCGCGTTATATACCACTTGTCCAATGGGATAGTTGATTACGTACGTACCAGGCGTGGATGTAGTGAAAGCATGGCCAGCCTGGGTTTTGACAATGTTGACACTGGGCGCAACGCCACCTGTAAGCAAATTGTTCGTCAGCGTAATATTTGCTTGTGCGGCATAGCCTAATGCAGCAACAAATTCAACCACAAACGGTGTGCCCGGCCCGGGTCCGCCAGTCACCAGACAGTTGTTTACGAGAATGCTTGAAAGTGCCTGCAAGCGCGTTTGAACCGTTGCAGCGCTATCATTCCAGTTGATAGTCGCCGTTGTCTGGCTGCCAAATGTCAACGTGAACGTTCCGCCTGTCGGCCCGCCTGTGATAGTAAGCGTTTGGACTTCATCCTGCTTCGATTGCACCGTAAATGCAGCGGAACTATCAAAGTACTGCTTTGCCACATTACCAGCGTTAAACGTCTTATGGTCCCCGGCATCGGCCATGGCAAGTGTACCGATGCCGATGCCAGGGCCAGCTGCCTTGTAGATCTGGCCTTTCCAGCCTGCAATTGGAGCCATGCATCACCCCTTACACGTAGGTTACAGCGCCGGTAATCTGAAAGTCGAATTCAACGCTTTCAGGAGCATTCACCGCGGCTTTGATGGGAATATTCGTAAGAATGGCACTGGCAGAAAAGTTGTTCGTCCCTGTGTTTGGGCTCCATGAAACCGCGACAGTTGTGCCAAGTGCATTCCAGAGCGTGAGCTGTACGGCGTCGTTGGCAAAATCATAAAAACCTACAACCTTTAAGGTTGCGCCCAGAAGTCCAGCAAGAAACGCTTTCCAGGCTGGCGTTGAAAGCCCTGACATCACGGTGATATCATACGTTTCACCATTAATTTGAGCTTCGATACTCTGAACCTGAATCATGGCAACGGCAACCACTTTAAATTTCCCTTGAAACCCTGCAATTGGCGCTGATGGCATAGTATGACCTCCTGTTGACCTGTTGTTCTACCCTTGCGTTGAAATGAGATATCTGTGGACTACTTGTTGTTTGCCTTGTTCACTATCAAACAGTTCTTGCTCATTCTCAAAGAGCAAGAGCGGATTGGTAAAACCTGCGATCGTGAGCGATTGCTGATCAAGCAAATCGTGGACTCGTTTCATAATGGCTCTGGCTTGCGTAAAGTCACCTGATCGGGTGAATCCGGTAACTTGCTGATACACATCATTCCCATCTAACCCCATAACAACCAATGTTCCCTTTACGGTGGTGATTGGAAAGACTTCCAAGTAGGGGCATACCTGATCAGGAGGCGTTGAACCCTGATCAAACACATTGCCAGATCCATCAGACGGATTACCTAACAGCCCCTGCAGGGGTGCGTCACCGCGTAACCGCGCGATCGCTGCTGTTTGCGTTTCTCCGGTTGGTATAGCCATCTATCCCCCTGCTATCCGCTTACATTGCTCTCTGAACTTTTTGCCGTTCCTGATAAACGCAGGAAAAAGATACGGTTGTGGACGCATTTTGCTCGTTCCAAGCTCAACAAACTTCTCCCAATCTACTTCGTCATTGCCATAACTCACCCATCCCTCAAGCTTGCCTACCTTTTTCTTCGCGCTATCCCGTAAATGCGGTTCACCTGCTGGCTTTTTCTGATCGTATGGACAATCTTTTTGTGAATCGTCGTACGTATTAGCAACAGCCCATTCAATCGCATCTTGCACTTCAACTTTCACTCGCGCTACATGTGCGTCAATCCGGGCTTTGATGCCATCCAGACCGGAAACTGTGAAACCCATCTAGCTTCCTCCCTTGCCAAAGCGTTGAGCCGTTACTTTACGTACAACTTCGTAAGTAGATGGATCAAGCGCATTAATGACATCATAGTACGTGGGTCCGATGTGAATGCGGTCTTTGGTCTTCACGTCGGTCCCCTTGGGAAGTACAATCAGAAACATGGCTTTGCCCACTTCCTGATTTTCGCTGAACATTTCTGATCCACTTTGCGAGATGGCACAGCAGGGAACACCGGATTGAATAACTGCATAGTCCGCGCTATTGCCGCCCTGAGCATTCCAGGTTGAGGGTCTGCGCAGAATAGCGCAGGTGTCCGTCATGAAATAGCCGGTTGCGAAATCTGCAAATGCTTGCACATCAGTGGAAGTCAGAAAGCTCATCAGAATTCACCCCAGTTCGGCTCTAAGAAGTCTAAGCCCATACGTCCAAGGCTAAACGCAACCGCATTCTCACCAACGGCAAACCCGAGTGCTACCACTTCTTTCTCCGCATCGTCAAGCAATGCCTTCACCTGGATAGCCGCTTGTGAACGAGAAGCGGAAAGCTGGCCAGCTACGCCTACGTTCACTCTGAGAGCCAGGATTCGAGCAAACCGCTTCAATGCGTAGTAGTTGAGCAAGGCCAGATAGCCGATGATTTGCGTTTGTGGCACATTGGTTGTTGCCAGGTCGGTTTCCTGATAACCAAGTTGACGCAAGCTCATATCAATAGCGAAATTGTACGCACTGGTGATAGATCCTCCGGAGAGACCACTATCGGTTGCCAGTTCTGCATATTCCTCAGTGAGAGTTGCAAGTGCGGTCGGACGATCCATAAGCTACTCGCTTTTCTGGTCCTTGTGCTTATTGCCGTCAGCATCGACATAGACGCCATTAACGAGGAAGCGCCCACCCGGAAACTTCGACTCATCGGCCTGCCTACTCTCCACCAATGCCGCAACGTCTATGATCGCCTGCTGATTAGCGCGTTGTGGCGTTTGTGCATCAACAAATGCCGGTTGTACCGGTTGCGCAGTGGTAGTCTGATCGTCTGCCATGACATTACTCCTTTACAGGCTCTACAAGCAAAAAGACGACATCGAATTCCGCTCCCATGGGCGCATCACGAAACACCTGAACAGCTTCAGGATTGGCAATCAGCATGTCAATGGTCCCTTGCGGCATTGCCGTGCCGAAGGGTTCCCCCTGCACTGCTGAGAGTTTCACGCGTGCCGCGGGGACATAGCCACCAGCTGAATATGCCTGTGCTCGTGCATCTTCATAGAGCTTAAATCGTGCATGTACTTGCATATCTATCCTTTCAAAATCTGTGTATGGCGGCTGGTAAGAAGTCACCATACACACATCTCTTTCAGTTCTACTGACTACAGCGCGCTTAACGCAGGCGCAGCATAGGTGGTAATATTGGCCGTGCTCAAAGCAGCCGCTGCTACACGATTCCATACTCCAAAGCCAAATTCGCGCCCATACGTACGCGCACGCAATGGATACTCTTCCATGTCGAACTGCAATTCCAGGTTGCCCGAGCCCACATTCCTGGTTCGCTTGCAAAGTACCTTTTGTGGAACGTCAACTTGCATGGCAACTGCATAGTTTGCCGGTATCCACGGCTTCACCCAAATCTCAGCAGGACCAAACACACCAATAGCGCGGTTGGTCAGATTGGTGACGTCCAGGTTTGCAGATGTGGCCTGTGTTGCGGTGATCGCAGGTGTCAAGCGCATATCGTAGTAGGGGAAGAAGTTAGTGAGACTTCTCACATTCACTTCCTGTGCTTGATTGATCAGCACAAGCACCCTACCAGTCAGAAAATGCTCAACGACCGTGTTGATCAGCGCGGTCAAATCAGCCGCCATCTGGACAGCAGTCGCACCCGACCAGGCGGCTGTTGCACCGAGATAGTGGTTGTGCGTGGCGCCGTTAAAGGTTGCGCCGTCCGGCGCAATGGGGATCGCTGCACTATCAGCATTGATCAGCGCCTTGATCGGAAGTTGTACATGATCGACGCGCCGGTCCTCAAAGGTATAATTGGTTGGAATGAGCAGAGCGGCTTTCAACTGCTTGTGAACGTTCTTCACATCCGCGTCCATCATCGCTTCCACTTGCGCGGCCAGTTCTGGCCCAGTTGCATTCAGGAAGTACAAACGCGACCATTGGAGTCCGCCACCGTAGAACTTCATCGGAAAACCAAGTGTCGCGCCTGGTCCGATCTTCTGCGCGCTGGCTGAACCAATCTCGTCCAGCTCT